AAAGCCTTATCGCTTTCAGAATTATTTTTGTTAATTAATGTATTTACTGCTTCTTCAACTTGTCTTTGAAAAAACTCTTGTGTTTCAATTGAATATCTAATGTTATCTATATCTATTTTATCTGACATTATCTTGATCCACCTTGACTAGCTGTTAAATCAATTCCTTGTGCATTAGTCCAAATACTTTCTGCTGGAATTTTAACATTAGCTCTAAAGTATCTACCACTTTGTCTGACAGGATTTATTCCTGTGTCATTCATTGTACTTGATGAAGATGTAACAACATTATCAACTAATCTATCTCTAGTCTTAATAGTTACATTTGCAATTGCATCTACAATTGGTCTGATACCAGTTACATTTGCTCTAAGACCAGGAAATATTTCTTGTTCTTTTGTTTCAAGTTCAGCTTCTAAAGTTTTTCCAGAAAAAATTGCTGCTTTAAAATTTTCATCAACAGCACCTAAATACAAATGTCCTGTTGTCCAAAAAGCTGTATCAAGTGAAATATTAATATCATCTAAGTTTTCAGAAATAATATCCATTAACTCAACTGTGTTTGCTACTACGAATTGTTTAAAGATTTGTGATGCTTTAACTTTAGCAACTGACCACTTTTGAGTTACATAATTGTATATCAATAATTTATCACAAATTCCAGTAGTGTTTGGATTATCTTTACTTGGATATAACCAGATCGCTAAAGTATTAAATGGATCTACAGCAGCAGTAATTCTATCTGTGTATGCTTTGTTTAAATCACCATCAAAAAATCTATTTACTTTCTCAGCTCCTATCGGCAAAATTTGGTCGCCATTAATTTGAAAAAATCCATCTGATGCGTAAAAGAAAACTTGTCTGTTGTCCTGGCAAACTGTTTGTCCATAAACAGCACCTCTATTGGGTGAAATTACTGAGAATCGGAATATTACATTCCCACCCACAAAATCCATACGAATTATTTGATCTTCTCTAAAAACATAACCAACTTCACCAGAAGTAATAGCAACTACTTGACCACCTGAGCCTGGCAAATCTTGTGTATCTGATGAACTAATACCAGCTTCCCAAGTTGCTATGTCATTTATTCCTGACCAAGCTACTCTGTTTTTAGCACCAATTATATTACCAGTTACTAAAAAATCCCTCACTACACCAGAAGTTTTAAAAGTTGGTGGAGTTCCACTTGATGCAATAGTTGATAAATTTTGGAAAACTGTTGAAGTACCCATTAAATAATATTGTGGTACATCAACTCCATTACTAGCAATCACATATTGTCCAAATTGTGTAAAAGTGATGTAATCTGTATCTGTGCCTGTTAAGGGTGTTCCACCATAAAAATTAGTAGTTGTTAATCTTGTAGTGTCAGATGATACATTGGTTAAATTTTCATTACCAATAGCTGCTCTTGTAACAGTAACAACTGCATCTGATACTGTTGCTGTAAAATCAGCATGAGCATCAATAGTAGTTTTTAAATTTGTTGCAGTAGTATTATTATTTGTTTCTACTTTAAACTGAGTTCCTGATGCTGTTCCTGTAGTTGAAGTAAATACAACAGTTGAATTATCATTTTTTTTTAAGGTAATAGTTTTAGAAGCTCCAATATTTGCATAATCAGAAACTGTAATTGTGCATGATGCTTTTGCAGTTGCTAATTTTACATTTCTTGCACCAATTTCACTAAAAGTACCAGATGTTAATTTATATATAGTTTCTTTAGTAGCAACAAAAGTAAATACTGTATTTGTGTTATCTCTAAAACTACCAGAACCTTTTGCATTTTGTGTTACATTAGATGCACCACTATAAGCAACTAAACCTTTAACTGGTTTATAGCTTGATTGTGCATGATAAACATTAGTTGCAACAGTTGCACCAGGATTTAAATGATCTGGTTGATCTGGAAGCCATTCGCCAAAAGGTAATTGCATAGTTTAATAATTTGTTGATTTATAATTATTTGAGAAAGCACCTCTTACAGTATCTTCACCTCTTTGTACTAAAGGTGATCCACTAAATTGATCTTCTCTGTCGTTTTGTTCTAATCTTTCCATAGCTGTGCCATACATTTGTTGCCATGTTTGAACTTGTTGAGGATTAATACCTCCTAAAAAATTAGCAGCATGAAATAATGAGCCATATAAATAAATAGCTGGGTGGCTTGTTAAAATATAATTAGTTGTATTGGTACTAGATAGAGTATCAAAAGTTTTATAATAATTTAAATAGCCTGTATATGCAGCATCAGGCTTTGGAGAAAATCTAAAAGTATCTCCTAATATTGTATAAATAGATGGCAAACCAGTATTTGATGTGCCTTGCATTTGATCCATTTGTGATGGTGTTGCATATCTCAATGGACATTTTGTAGAACCACTTAAAATATATAAATCTCTTACTTGTAAAAATCCTGTTGGCAGAGCTTCAGTTTCGCTATCAATAGTAAAACTTGATTGTGCAATCATACTTCTAACTCTAAGTTTTGAGTTAAAATCAGCTTCTGCTAATTTAATAAAGTCATCAGCTATCTCAGTTGTTAAATCTGATCTGTTTAACCAATTAGCAAGTGATGCTTTTAATTCTGTATAATTTGTTAGTGCCATTAAAATCTTCCTGGTGCAGTTCTAAATAATCTATAATCAGAACTATTTAATTTTTCTTTTAAAATTTTTGTTTGAACATCTTTAGGTAAAGCAAACCAATTACCTTTATTCATATCGCCATTATATTCTTTTGCCCAAATCTCTAAAATAATGTTTGGAACTGATGCTACTCTTTTTAAACCTTTGTCTGGTGAATAACCATCATTCTGTGTGTATAGCTTTTTATTGTGTTCTAATATTGGTTTAACATCAACTGATCTTTGTTGGATAACACCTTTATCTTCGTTATCATGAAAAGTTTCGGTTGTTACACCATCATTATCTACTCTAAGTTTTCCCATTATCTACCTTGACCTTTATATCTAGTAAGTTTCATTTGTCTTTTTTCAGATTTATTTAATGATTTTTTGTGCTTACCTAATTTGGGTGGTTTATCTCTTGGAACAAAATGAATAAACTTTTGTTTAGCCATTACGCACTTAGTTCAGTAACATATAACTCACCATCTGAGCCACCAATTCTTAATACAGCTATTTTTTCACCTGGAGAAACTTTAATAATTTCAACTTCGTTAGCTGGTAATAAAGATGTGCTTGTTGTTGCTGTTGGAGTTCCAGCTACAAGAATATGACAAGCAATTGTGCTTACCACTCTAATATATTCTGTTCCAGCAGTAAATGCTGCTGATGCAGATGATGAACTTCCTGATGTTAATTTCAGTACAGTTCCCTGTCTTAATCCATAATTAAAACTCATAATTTATTTACCTTTTCTTTTTTGATTTTTTTTTTGTTTTTTTCATTTTACCTTTTTTCTTAGGTGGTCGTCCTTTTTTAGAACCATAAGTTCCCATTCCCATTGGCATAATTTATTTCCTTTTTAGTTGATTGGTATTTGTGGGGAAGTATCGCTAGACAAGATCCCCACAAAATTTGTAATTATCTTCTGATAACGAAAGTGATTTCCATTTTAGAAGCATTTGTTGATCCACCATTAGTAATACATTCAAGAGCTGAACCCTCATTTACATCATTTAAAGATGTAGGCTCAACTTCGTATTGCTTACCAGCAGAACTTGTTGCTACATGACTAATCGCACCAGAAGTACAAGCCACACCATCTATTTCAAAAGTAATAGCTGCTGTTCCTGTAGTTGTTGCTTTGTTATGTGCAAAAATTTTAACAATTCTACCACCATCAGGTACAACTACAAAAGTTGAAGATGCAGTTGATACATCAGGTATAGCAGATGTTAAAAAGTAATCGTTAAGTGTTCTCATTGTATTTTCCTATTTATTTGCTTCGTTCCGACTTTAAAAAATCTTCAAAGACCAAACAAAATTGTTAATTGATATTATGAGGGGATAAAATACCCCCTCATAAAAGTGATAACTACTATGAAGTAGTTAAATCGAATATACCACCTGAAGCAGCTTGGTTTCTAGACTCTAAAGTGTATTCTGCAAGTAAGAATTTCTTCTGTGCATCACCACTTTGAGCAAGATCCTGAAGTTGGAAATCT